TCCGGGAAGGAATACTGACGATGATTTAAGATCGGCTTGCAGGTAAAGGGGAAAGGTAATTCCCCTTGCAAAACTGACAACGGGAATTACCTGAGTTCCTGAAATCAGGGCGGCGGCGGGAGTCGAATTTCCGCCCACGATACCGGTATATTTACGTTTTCCGATCTTTACCATTTGGTAAGCCCCCATAAACGCCCCCATGTCCTCCAGACGGAGCTCCGGGATTTCCTCGCCTGGATCTACGAGGTGGGGAAGTATAGACAGTGCGTTCTGTGCTGCTTGCATAGCCCAGCAATCAGGTATTTGCTTTAGTTTAGCCGTTCGTAAGCTCAATGTCTGTAAGCCTCCTGCAAATAGGACATGTTATTTGCAAAAGTATTTGTTACCATCGGGAAACGTGCGGTGTTTGGACCCGCCTCGCCGTTTGGACAGGTTCCCGCTGTTGTGAGGTCTCCGCCGGCGTGTTGGTCAAGACGCGCTCCAGCCGGTCAAAGTCAACATGATGGATTCCGGCCCGGATCGCGGCGGCGTAAGCGTACACCTCGCAGTCGAGGGCTTCATTGCGCGGGCCGGTCATAACCCATTCAAGACGTGGAAAGCCTTTGACATATTTCGTTACGAGCTTTTCCGCTGACAGTTGCACAAAATATTGATCATCAATCCCGATTGGGAAGTGGTAAAAGCCTGGTCCCGGTGCCGTGATCTTCAGTCTGGAGTAGATCGTTGCTTTTGCCGTATCGCTGCCGACCGGCCAGAGCTGGACACCGTTCGGGATCTTCTGCCCCTTCCAGGTGATGTCAACAGCCGACGGATGACCGATGATCGGGCGGTTTGTCTGGCTGGCTCCCTTGATCGCAAACACTCGAGGGGATTTCTGCCGGGCGAATCCATAGACAGCCTGGGCGTGATGTCCGCCGGAGTCAACGGCTGCGCTCACAACATGCAGATCCTGTCCGCTGAAATGCTTAAATGAACGGTTCAAGAGGCTGTCCAGCTCGTTCCAGACTGTCGGCTGTGCCGGATCGCCATAGATTTCAGTCCAGTAGATCAACCATGATTCCTCACCAAAGCCCCAGGCGCGGATAACGACGGCCAGCCTGTTGTCTTGGACATCAACCCCTGCTGTCAAGATCGCGCCGCCCTGAGGCACTGTAAGGACCTGATACGGCTCGCAGCGAGCTTTTAAGAAAACCCAGTCCGGCTGATCGCCCGTTTCCTCAAAGGTCTCGCCCAAACGGGTATTTACCCACGTTTTAAGGCGCTCCTTAAATGCCTTCGCCTCCAGAAATTCCTTGACGATCTGCCCCCAGGAAACCCAGCCAATTGGACTATACAGGCTGCTGATTTGATAGCCTCTTTTTGATCGTTCGGGATAGGTGGCCACCCAGCGGCCTTTCTCCAGCATATCTGTCTTAGACCGTTCATCGATGCGCTCATGGCAGGCGGCGCACTGATACCATGCAGCCGTTGCCCTGCCGTTCTTATCCCTGGTGAATTTAATGCCATAGTCGGCCCCTTCGCCGCCCCATTCAAGGCGTTGATAGGATGCGCAATGCGGACACGGGACATGGTAAAAACGCTGGTCCGATTCCAGGAACGACCGCTCGATCCTGCTGACGCCCTTCGTCGTGGGTGTGCTGACTTCGAAGATTTTTTTTCGATTGCCGTAGGTGTCTGTCCGGCGCTTTGCCAGCTCCGCCGGGTCGCCTTCGCCGCCGATGTCGTGCTCAAAACCGTCTATATCGTCAAGGAATAGAAACCGGATTGATTTGCTTCGGAAAAAAGCGCCGCTGTTGCTGCCGGACAGAAAAAGAATCCCGCCCGGAAATTCTTTCGTTTGAATGGTGTTTCCACTGTCCCTGGTCCGGTGCTCCTTGACCTTATCGCGCAGCCGGGGTGTCTCTTGAATCGTCGGCTGAAGCTTCTGTTTGCTGTGATCCTTTGCCAGCTCTGCCGTCGGAAAAATCATCATCATTGGACCAGGTGAGGCGTCGGCCACGAATCCGAACCAGTTATTCCCGCACTCGGTCAAACCGATCTGCGTTGCCTTCATGCAGACGATTTCCTGCACCCGGCTTGACGGTGATAGGGCGTCCATGATCTCTCGAACGTATGGCGTCCGGTTGCTGCGATACTTTCCCGGCTCTGAGCTGGATTTCTTCGGCAACATCCGGTGTGCGTCCGACCAGGCCGTGACCGTAAGATCGGGATCGGGTCGGAGACCGTTATTGAACGATTCGAGGTATATTTTCGCTCCGTCTAACACGAGGCTGCCCCTGATATGCCCCGGCCACCGATCGTTGAATCTCGGCGTTCTTTTGCCTGCTCAAAGCGTACCTTCAAACGTTCGGCGCTCGGTCCCTGCCCCTTTCGTGCCGGGTTCTTTCCGAAGCGGTACGGGTAGCAATGACAGTTCATCGAGGGGCAGTCTTCGACGTAGTTTCTTGATCCCCCTGCGCATTGAAGACAGAAGGCCCTGAAGATCCTGACGCTGATGCGCTTGCCCATTCGATACGGATAGAAGGGACACGCTCTGTTTGCGGACCTGTCGCCCTGGCAATCCTTGACGGTCTCTTTGCTGAGCTGGTTCATCCCGAGACATTGCGTGCAGTATGCCCGGACGCTTCCGACGGGTGTCAATTTCTCGCTCATAATCCCTTCAGTAAAATCATGGTATTCATCCGCCCGTGATCTCATCGATGCTCAGGTCGCCGGGTGGAACCGGTGTTTCTTTGCTGTCCATGCTCCACTCTTTCACGACGTTAAAGCCGACGGATCGTTCGTAAGGTGTATTTTTAAGAATTTCATATATATACGGCTTGCCTGTTTTCTTAACCATTTTCAGCTCATTGGCCGTCCCTACGCTTACGCCGTCGTGAATGCACAAAAAGTGCGTAGATTCCCGGATGATCTCTTTCGCCCGATGCTCAAATGCTCCCCGAAGATAACGGAAATTGAGAAAATGCAGGATCAACGGGATGCCTAATTCCTTGCAAACGCGCTGCGCAACCTCGCTGACGCCCTGCGGCTCCTGACAGGTGCTGATATACTGCGGCTGCCATTTTTGAATTGCCTCCAGCATGAGGATCTTGACTCGTTCATCCTTCAACGATCTGCTGCCGAAAACGCCGATAATTGTCTTTTTTGGGTCCATGATTCATCCCTCCGTCATGGCCAGGGCAATGCTGACAGCGTCATCGATCTTGCCGGTGCCCTCCAGGTACGACGGGATCGTTGGAATGATGCCGTATCTTTGCGCGTGTTCAAGTCGTAAGCTGGACAGGTTCACGTCATGCAGGGTGTTGAATCGCTCCTCAAAGCTGATCCATGCTGCATTGTAGGCGGTTCCGGTGGTCTGGGCATACTTATGGACAGCATCATTGAGGCGTTGCCGTGGAGTTAAGTCTTGCCAATAATCGGGTCGGTTCATCGGGTGTATCCCTCCAGGGGTGTCATTCTGAGAAAATCGAAAATCCAGGGCCTTGTCTCTGCCAGGTATTCGAGCCCGCCGACGTTCTCAATGGCCCGGCGGGCCTTCGGCAAGGGTTCGTCGTGTTTGAGAGCAAGAATGATTTCACCTGCTTTCCAGTCAATCATGAATTGATTCCAGGCGCCCGGCATGATCTCGCGGAGTATCTTGAACCCTGAGTTTGTGAATTGGGCACCGCCGCCACAAAACAGACAGCCGATCGTCACGGCTCCCTGCGCTTTTGCCGGATGGACGGGCAGGGCGTTCTGTTCCGTGTATCGCCGGATCATGAGGTCCGTCCATCCCTGGAGGGGATTGCAGACGTGCATCTTGTCGGTTTTAAGATAGGCAATAGCGCCGTCTTTGATTGCCCGGAGACCTCGCAACGCGTCGTCACTCTGGCCTCTCTGTCCGGTGAAGTGAAGATCCACGCCCAGAGCCTTCATGGTTTTCCTGGCCGGCGCGATTTTCATGTTGCGGCAACATGAGGAAACATCGATCTTGAACCCGCGCCCCGGATGGTGCTGCATCCATTTTCGGGCTGCCAGCTTCCCGAGCATGGGCCAGCCGGATTTCCGCCACTGTTCCAGGGGCGTCCTGGGTGCGCGGGCAACATGAAGCTGTGCGCCGTATCGCTGACAGACGGATTCGATAAAAGGCAAGGTCTCCGGGTATTCCATTTGAGAATCCGCAAAAATAACGGGCGTCCTGGCCGTAGTGCGGGTGTAGATCAGGTCGAGTAAGACCATGCTGTCAGATCCGCCGGAAAAGGCAATGGCCGGATGCTGTGCCATGCCCAGGGCTTCATTGATGATGGATAGCGTCGTCTTCATTGCGGCGACCTGTTCCCGCTCAGGCTTGCCCCTTTATTCCTGCTTTCCGGCTCGCCCCGGTGGTCCGGGGTTCGGGCAGGCGTCGCCGCGCTGTTCATCGAAAAGATGGATTTGAAAAGACAGTCCAGGGGGCTTGCCTCCCCGGCGTCATGGTATCGCTGCAATTCCCGGATCGCGTCGCCGGTGTTCGGATCTGCCAGAATCAGACAGGTCCTTGATCCTCTTTTCAGTGGTAAAATCACCGCCTTTGCCCTGTCCAGTCGGCCCGGATCAATCGCCGCGATTTCCTGCAGGCGCTCTGTGATCTGTTTTCCGATGTCGTCCGGTTCGTTTGCGGGGCTGTGTTCCTCTTCGGCCATGATGCGTTTTTCAAGATCATCCTCCGCGCCGGTGATGTCTTCCAGGGAAAAACCGGTCAGATTGATGTCATAGCCGGCGGCGTGAAGGTCCCTCAGTTCTTCCTGCAGGGCTTCCTCTATCCAGTCGCTTTCCGCGACCCGATTGTCTGCAATCCGAAAGGCCCGGATATGCTCAGGCGTCAATGTCCCGGCGTTAATGGTGGGCACTTCGGCCATGCCTAACAGCCGTGCGGCTTCATAGCGGCCATGACCAGCCACGATGACATTCTGGCTGTCAATAACGAGGGGGACCAGAAAGCCAAATTCTGCAATAGATGCGGCTATCTTCTGAATCTGTTCCGGCGGGTGTGCCTTCGGATTCCGCGTGTAGGGTGCCAGCTTGTCCAGGGCAATCGTTTTGATCTTCACGGGCTCAGTCCCTCCAGGGCTGTCTTGATTTCCTGCGTCAATGTTTCGGATACCTTGTTTTGATCCCTCTCGGCTGCAAGGATCGGGCTGATCCGATCCGGTATGTTCAAGAGGGCGTCCCGGACCTGTCGCGCCCTGTTGAATGCGGCAATCTTCACCTGTTCGGAGTCCACGAGGCGGCCCGTCTTTTCGTCAAGTTCAAGCTTCAGGAGGGCGGCTTTATAGCGCTGGCTGATGGTCCGGGCGTCGTGAAAACTCAAACCAGCGGTCCCTGCACTCTGTGTGGCTTGAATCATCTGCGCCGGGGCTGCCTTGTTCGTCGTTGGTAATGGCCCATCTCCCAGAAGTTCCTTGCGGGTGGTGCCGTGCTTGCTCAGGGCCTTGTCCGCCTTCACCTGGTTGATAAATAGGAATCTCCCCTCGCGGATCAGCGCCGCCTCGGGAATGAGACCGTCGGCCAGGTAGCGGCGCACGGATCGCTCATGGATCCCCCGATGTTTCGCGTATTGTTCAACCGTTACTTTAATCATAACTGTTAACCTATTGATTACATGACGTTGTTTTTTAACTCTGCCACTGGCCGTTTTTCGGGGTTCTGCGCTCCGTATCCGAAAAGGCCCTGGGAAGGACCCGCTCCGTTTCTGGTAAAGCCGGAAACCGGAACCCGTTCTTAATCTTACAGAACTCCCAATTCCTGATCTCCATCAACGCCCACCTCATGCAACGATGGGGACCGGACCGGATCCAAGAGCCCGGCCCCCGGAGGAAGCATTCCCCCTCTTCAAGGCTTACGACGCCCCGGAGCCGCCAGGGGTACGGCAGCTACGATTTTAAGAATCTGCAATTTTAACCAAATTTTATCCAGGTGCTCGCATTCCGGCGAATCGTCGCCACGGAGCTGCTGAATGTCGCCCTGCATCAGGTCGATATGCGCGTTAATCAGCCGGAGCATGTCAAGATAGCTTTTGGGCTTTTCGTTCGTTAGGTTCGCATGTTGTGCAGCTGGAATGGCTCGCCGTGGCAGCGGCTTGCCCCATGTTTTTTCCAGAATCTCGACGGCCCCAGCGCCGCTGATGGTGTCGTGTTTTATCAAGGCGTCTGCCAGGGCGGTTAAAGCTCTCTTGCCACGCTTCGATGAAAGCAGGCGGACAACCGGTCCTTTGAATGCCTCGAAAAAATCATCCAAGCTTTTTTTGTTCCGAGGGAATTCATGCATTCTACGCGTCCAATTATCTGTTGGTTGCATCCTTGCCAAAATCCTAAAGTCGTAGAGGTGGCCGGGCGGCTCGGCAGGGAAATACAGATCGTCGCAAGCTTTGCCGGCCAACGTGAAAAAAACGGATTCGGAGCTCAATGTACGAGGCCCTGCGGCCACATCAGTAAACCCGTCGTTGTGGGTAGCTCGGCAAAGGCCGGCGACATTCTGCGGATCCCCCAGTTGCGGCTGTATCGTAACTTTGGATAGAAAAAATCCATAATACCAAGCGACTAGGGCATGCGCCGCCTCGTGAAATGCGACCCGCAGGGCGTTCATCAATACCTCCAGGGTGCCGCCCGCCCGCCCGTCGTTGACCGGGGGTGCAGCGGAAGGTGGTTTTCATGTGTCCACAGGACGAGCTCTCTTGTTCGAACGCTGGCATTTTTGTATCCGTCCTTACCTTCACCCCGGCGGATGGGGCAGGCTGAATACGATTTCATCCAGTCAATAATCGTGTCTGCCCGGTGGTTCGTGAAGCTAAGAATTTCTTCCAACGAGGATAATTCACGATCAGGGAATGCTTCCAGTCGTCGGCGCTCTGCGGTTTGTTCAATCGCTTCGATTGTAATTTTTT